GGTTGAGCCCTCTGGAAGCCGAAGCGTCTTCTTTTACTATAAAAGAAGTAAAACAAAAGCGACATAGACTTCATTGTTTATGTCTTTGGGAGATAGCCCCTCAGGTAGCAATACCTGTGCATTATTAACGTAAGTTAACAAAATTCTATCGGATCATAGAGTCCCTCTTTTTCATGAACATTAAACTAATTTTATTTCCAGATTCGCTGATTCTTATTGCCCAAATTGAAGAAGTAATTCCGGAAGATATTGGACAACCAGATTGTCAATTGATAGAACCATTTCAAGTTAATAATGAATTTTTAGAACCCTGGTTGATAAATTACTCTAATCAAAATGTATTTAGGATGCATTCCGATAAATTCCTAACTATTGCTGAACCAAATCCTCCACTTCTTAAAAAATACAAGGAACTTATTAAGTAATGTTTTACACAAGTGTTAAACAAATTGGAAGTTACATTTATGAAAGAGGATATGATAACGAAGGAGTACCTTTTCAAGACAAAGTAGCCTTCAGGCCAACTTTTTACATCTCTTCTAGTAAAGAATCTAATTGGAAAACATTAGATGGGGGAAATGTGTCCCCGATAAATCCAGGTTCTATGTATGAATGTAAAGAATGGCTTAATAAATATAAGGATGTTGATGGAGTTTCTGTCTATGGGCATGAGACTGCAACTTATCAATACATTGCCGAACGGTATCCAGAAGAGATTGAAGATTTTGATATCAATAAGATCCGACTCTATACAATAGATATTGAGACCGCAGCCGAATTTGGTGGATTTCCTCAACCAGAATATGCTCAAGAAGAGATTCTTCTGATTACAATTCAAGATTATGCGACTAAAAAGATTTACACTTGGGGGAGTCGGCCATTTTCTGAGGTAATGAATAATTATACTTATTATGAATGTGCTAATGAATCAGATCTTTTAAATAAATTTCTTTCTTTTTGGGAAGCCAATTATCCTGATGTTGTGACTTCTTGGAATGGAAACTCATTTGATATTCCTTACATGATTAACCGAATTAGGAGAATTTTAAATGATTCTGACGTGAAAAGACTTTCTCCTTGGAAATTTATTAATGACCGTCAAGTGTATAGAAATAATAAAATTGAAATTCAATATGACATTTATGGGATAGCCTTACTCGACTATCTTGAACTTTATAAAAAATATTCTTTTAAAAATCCTGAGAATTATAGGCTAGATACTATTGCTTTTAATGAATTAGGTCAAAAGAAATTAGATCATTCTCAGTATGAGACTTTTAAAGATTTTTACACTTATGATTGGAATACTTACGTCAAATACAATAAGATTGACGTAGAGCTTGTTGATAAACTTGAAGAAAAACTTCAACTTATTAACATGGCTATTGATTTGGCGTATCAATCAAAGTCTAATTATGAGGACGTGTTTTTTCAGGTTAGAATGTGGGATAATATTATTTTCAATTACTTGAATAAAAGAAAGATCACTATTCCACTTAAACGGAAAGGAAATAAGTCAGAAAAGTTTGCAGGAGCCTACGTTAAAGAACCAATTCCTGGTCTTTATGGATGGACAGTAACTTTAGACCTTACTTCTCTTTATCCGCATATTATGATGAACTTTAATGTTTCTCCAGAGACATTGGTTAAAGAATCCTTTCCAGGAATCAACGTTGATAAACTTGTCAGTAAGTCTGTAGATACCTCGATTTATTCCAGATATTCTATTTGTCCGAATGGTTCGATGTATAAAAAAGACCATCAAGGCTTTATTCCGGCCATTCTTGAGGATATGTTTACAAAGAGAAAAAACTACAAGAATCTCCAGCTTGCTGCAGAAAAGGAATATGAAAAAACAAAAGAACCTTCTTTAAAATATAAAATCTCTAATTATAAGGTAAAACAATTATCTTTAAAAGTTTGCCTTAATAGTGGTTATGGTGCTCTCGGATCTCCTTACTTCCGTTTTTATGAACTCAAAAATGCAGAGGCTATTACAACATCTGGTCAGCTTGCCTTAAAGTGGATTCAAGCAAAATTGAATTCATATTTTAATAAACTTCTTAAAACGGAAGAGGTTGATTATTGCATTTATGGTGATACCGATTCTGTAATGTTAAATGTAGAACCATTGATTCAAAAAATTTTTGAAGGTAAAAATCCAACAAAAGAAAAAATTGTTGATTTTATTGATAATATTTTTTCTACAAAAATTCAAGAATATATCAATGCTTCTTATAAAGAACTTTCTGACTATTTGAATGCTTATGAAAATAGGCTTCATATGAAAAGAGAAAAGATCGCAGATAAATTCTTAATTACCGGAAAAAAGCACTATATTATCAATGTATGGGATAATGAAGGAGTCAGATATGAAAAGCCAAAAATCTCTGTCACTGGAATTGAGGCTGTAAAATCTTCCACTCCGGCTTTTTGTCGAAAAAAATTAAATGAATCATTTGAGGTGTTAATGAATTATACTGAAAATGATATGATTAAATTTGTTGATGAGACCAAGAGAGAATTTTTTGAACTCTCTCCAGAAGAAATTGCCTTTCCTAAAGGGATTTCCGAGTTGACAAAATTCCACTGTTCTGCTAATCTGTACAAAAAGGGAACCCCTATTCATGTGAGGGGATCTATTCTATATAACAAGTACATAGAAAAAAATCATTTAGAAAATAAGTATAACTTTATTTCTAATGGTGAAAAAATTAAATATTGTTATTTAAAAATGCCAAATCCAATTATGGAAAATGTAATTGGATTTATTCAGAATCTTCCACCAGAGTTTAATCTTCATTCATATGTTGATTATGAAACTCAATTTGATAAAACTTTTCTTCAACCGTTAAAAGCTATATTGGATATCATTGGTTGGAAGACTGAAAAAATGATTACATTAGAAGATTTCTTTTTTTAATGGAAATATTTATTACTAAAAAAGAGTTAAAGATTCTTTTAGATCTTACTAAAAATAAAGATGAATTAAAAGAACTTTATTCAAAACTTTGGAAAATTAGTTTAAATTTAAATAGAGAAAATTAAATGGACTTTTTAAAAGATGTTGTTAATTCAGTGGGTGGGGAATATATTCGCCTAGCCCAAGATATTGAAGAAGATGAATCATATGTAGATACTGGATCATTACTTCTTAATGCATTAATTAGTGGAACTCTTTTTGGAGGAGTTTCATCCAATAAAATAACTACTTTCTCTGGTCTTCAGGGATCTGGAAAAACTTTCTTCTCTCTTTCTGTTGTAAAGAATTTCTTAGATATAAATCCAGATGGTCATTGTCTATATTTTGATACAGAGGCGGCAGTGACAAAAAAAATGTTAACTGAAAAAGGAATTGATCTATCAAGGGTTGTGGTTTTGAATGTAGTCACGATTGAGGAATTTAGAACAAAGGCTCTTAAAGCAGTAGATCTCTATATGAAATCTGATAAAAAAGATCGAAAACCTTGTATGTTTGTTCTTGATTCTCTTGGGATGCTTTCTACAAACAAAGAAATTGATGATACTCTCCAAGAAAAAAATGTCAAGGATATGACAAAAGCATCCCTTATTAAGGCAACTTTTCGTATGCTTACTCTTAAGTTAGGGCAGGCAGATATTCCTATGATTGTGACCAATCACATTTATGCAAATGTTGGGGGTTATGGACCCACTCATGTTCAAAGTGGCGGAACAGGTCTTCTTTATTCAGCATCAACAATTATTGAACTTTCTAAATCAAAAGAAAAAGAAGGATCTGAAAAAAATGTTGTTGGTAATATTATTAAGGCCAAAACTTATAAATCTCGCCTAAGTAAGGAAAATCAAGAAGTATCAGTACGGTTGTACTATGATCATCGCGGACTCGACCGCTATTATGGTCTTGTTGCAATTGGTGAGGAATCCGGCATTATTCCAAGAGTCGGAAATCGTTATGAGATCAATGGAAAGAAAATTGGTCAGAATGTCATTTATGCAAATCCAGAAGAATACTTTACTCCCGAACTTCTTGAAAAACTAGACGAATATGTTCAGAAGAAATTCAAATATGGATCTTCATTCAACGAAGAACCTGTAGTTACAGAGGAAAATGATTGAACTAAATGATTTAATAAAAGTTTATGATAATGCTTTGGAGTCTAGTGTATGTGACTTTCTTGTAAACTTTTTTGAAACAAATAAAGATAAACAAGAATTAGTCCAAAATGATAGAAAACCAAATTTTACTCAGTTAAATCTAACTGAAAACTGTAAAATTTCTCCTGAAGTTGATAATGTTCATAATTTTCTTATTTCAAAAGTTTTTGAATATAAAAAAAAATATTATGAATTTATTGATGACAGATGTTTCCCAGAAACTCATAACTTTGAGCAATTTAGAATAAAAAAGTATAATCCTGGTGGGAATGACCTCTTCGATACTCACATTAATGTGGTAGATTACAATACAGCTAGAAGATTCCTTTCTTTTTTATTTTATTTGAATAATGTTGATGATGGTGGGGAAACTGTTTTTACAAATTTAAAAATAAAACCAAAAATGGGGTCTTTATTGGTTTTTCCTCCGATGTGGATGTTTCCACATCGAGGGGAACCTCCAATCAGTAATACAAAGTATATTATGAGTGTCTACCTTCACTATAGATAATGGAAAAAGTTGAACTATTAATCCTTAAAAACTTAATTTATAATGAACAATATGTAAGAAAAATTTTACCTTATTTAAAATCTGAATATTTCCAAGAATTTTCCCAGAGAGTTATTTTTGAAGAAGCTCAACAATTCTTTTCTTCTTATAATCAGCTACCAACAAAAGAAGCGATCGAAATTGAGATTGAGAATAGAACAGATTTAACCGAAACTAGTTATAAAGAGTGTCTTGATATTGTATCTCAATTTGATTATGAACCAGTTGAGTTTGAATGGTTAGTAAAAACCACTGAAAAGTGGTGCAAAGATCGAGCAATATATTTGGCTCTAATGGAGTCTATTCAAATTGCTGATGGAGGAGATTCTGCTAGAACCAGGGATGCTATCCCATCTATTCTGCAGGATGCTCTATCAGTTTCTTTTGATACTCATATTGGACATGATTATATTGAAGATATTGAGGATCGGTTTGAATTTTATCATAAAAAAGATTCTAAGATTTCATT